CATTAATAACTTGGACAAAAATCATTGTATTTTTGTAATTGAATATGAAAATACAAATCAAATTGTGGCAACAGGTACATTATTGATTGAAAATAAATTAGTTAGAAATTACGGAAAAGTAGGACATATAGAAGATATAGTTGTTGATAACAAATGGCGAGGTTATGGTCTTGGAAAATGTATGGTCGACTATTTAGGACATATATCAAAGGAACGAAAATGTTACAAATGTATTTTAGATTGCTCAGATTCCAATGCGGGTTTTTATGAGAAATGCTCGTATAAACGCAATGGTTCGCAAATGAGTGTATATTTTTAGACCGTCTTTACATTCCACCTACAGATTGGTTTTGTTTAGAAATCATAATAGATATTTTTTTGAACTATTATGATTAGACAAGTGACGCACTACCGACATCTTGAGAAATAGGTTTGAACGTTGATGTAGTATAAACACTAATATCACTATGTCCAATTGGACTCATTTTTTCAACAACTTCTTCTTCTAATGATACTTTTACAGATGGGTTCATTTTCTTCATCTTAACATCCTTTACCCGTTGTGATGGGGTGGGTTCAGAAATGGTGATTTTTTGTTGTTTACTATCACTTTTAATAACAAGGTCATATACAACAAAAACAAATAAAACTGCAATTATAGGGTGGACTGTATAAAACAAATATAAAGACAATAATAATAAGGTAACTAAACCTAATGGCTGTGTAACTACGTTAGAAATTACAGTAGGTATAGGTACATCTATTACTACAAGTAATATGAAAGTAACTAATAGTATACTTTCAAGTGGTTTGAACGATGGAACAAATTTAAGTAGTTTCATTATTATATAATATTAAGGTATATTTTTATAATTCTTCATATTGTTCCCATCAAATATTGCCCCATCCACTGTAATTATCCTAAACGTTTCAAACTAATATAGAAAGGTCATACCTAACTATATAGTAATACTATATGAATAAAAAATCAAACAAGAATAAAATACACGTTTATACAATAGACCAAGAATATAAGAACATTATTGTAGACAATAGTTATCTCGGTAAAAAAGGTTATACAATTCCAAAGAAATGTTTAACAACCGAAGATTATGAAAGCCTAAAAAAAGAGTTATTATTACAACCCGAGACAATCGGTCCAAAAATTGGGACATACCATAATAATTCCTTTCCAGTGTACCGTGAAAATGGTAATAAAGTATATATTCCCAGGTTCTATGGAATAGAGAGATATGGACTACCTAAACGGACTGAACTACAACAGGGTGACAATATGGAATTAGAATTTATAAAACCATTACGTGATTACCAAGAAAATATAATTAAAGTATACATGGACTATGTAAATACACCTATTGTTCAAAGCAGTAAACTACAAGGTAGTGGTGGTATATTAGAAGTTCCATGTGGCAGAGGGAAGACCGTAATGGCTCTAAAAATTATAACATTATTGCATAAAAAAACACTAATCATTGTCCATAAAGAATTTTTAATGAATCAATGGATTGAACGTATACGCGAGTTTGTTCCTAACGCAAGAATCGGAAAAATACAAGGTTCCGTTTTTGACGTGCAAGAAAAAGACATTGTTATAGGAATGTTACAATCACTATATGATAAAGAATATGGACAAAACGCCTACACGTCGTTTGGACTAACAATAATAGATGAGGTGCATCGTATAGGTAGTGAACAGTTTTCAAGGGCCTTGTGTAAAACAATTACACCATATATGTTAGGTATTTCAGCAACTGTTGACAGGAAAGATGGTTTAACCAAAGTATTACATATGTTTATTGGCGACAAGATATATAGCGAAGAACGTGCAACGGAGGATAAAGTTAACGTCCGAGGCATAGTATATGAAACAAATGATGATGAATTTAATGAGATAGAATATGATTACCGTGGTACTGTGAAATACAGTACTATGATATCCAAAATATGTGGATACCTCCCACGTACAGACTTTATCGCAAATGTATTAAACCATCTGTATGATGAGGATACAGGAAAGCAAATAATGGTGCTTTGTCATAATAGGTCTTTTCTAACACAACTACATCAAATTATTGTAGATAGACAATTTTGTAGTGTTGGGTTTTATGTTGGTGGAATGAAACAAGATGAACTCCAAAAAAGTGAATCAAAACAAATTGTGTTAGCTACATACGCGATGGCTTCTGAAGCATTAGATATAAAAACACTATCTACATTAGTCATGGCAAGCCCAAAAACAGACATAACGCAGTCAGTTGGACGTATATTAAGAATGAAACACATTAATCCAATTATAATTGATATAATTGATAAACATTCCCCTTTTCAAAACCAATGGCAACAACGAAAACGTTACTATAAGAAGTGTAATTATTTAATCAAGAGCATTAATAGTAATCACTATAATAATATGTTAGATTATTCAGATAACTCGAGTAGATGGAATGTAATATTCGACCCTTCTAAAAGGAAACATACTAACAAGAAAGACAATTGTTCACATAATATTGACGAAAATGACAACGACGACGACTATAAATGCCTAATATAATTGATACTGTATGACTCTTACCTTCTTTATGTTTTACGTATTTTATGACTCTTACTCCCTTTACGTATTTTATGACTCTTACCCCCTTTACGTGTTTTATGACTCTTACCCCCTTTACGTATTTTATGACTCTTTCTTACTATAGTCGATTTAGGCTTCTTACCTGCGCCTATTTTCCCACATTTATGTATCCTACCTTTATTGATACTTCCGCCGCTTGTAAGAGCCGTCATATCATATCCCGAGTAAGTAAATACTGTATTTTCATTTGGTAAAACGTTACCATTATTAAATTCAAATATTTGACTGCCGGTTCCAATCATTGTCGAACTATTATAATATAGTTATATATTATAATATTTTACTATATATGAACAAGGATATAGTAGACGAAATACATATCTACTTAGAACAATTACAAAAAGAAAACTCACAACATAACAATGAAATTGCTTTACATAAAAAACAAGAAGATATACAGAAATTGTACTATAAAAAGCTTTCTGAATTACAAAAAAAAACAGAAAATAGAAATAATACATTAAACAACCAAATTGATAGAAGTCAGCACAGAATAGTTAATCACAAGAAAATACGTTTGAGGGAAAAAGAAAGAAAGAATTTATTAGACATTAGAATTAAACAAGCAAAAGAATTTGACAATCAACAAGAACGTTTACGTAAACGACTAACTGAATTGAACAGAACTAATACCATTGAAGATAATAGATCTAACAAATAAATTTATATGGATATAGTATACAATACAATAAATATACGGATGGAGGAACAAGCTTATAATAACCCTATACTTGAGTATGAAGAACCAAGTTTCGAACAAAAACAAAAAGCAAGGGAGGATGACTACTTTGTGAAATTGACGTTTTATATCACATACGTGTTTTTAATGACTACTGCAACTATAACGTTTATTGAAGCTATTACTACAGACGACATTAGAGCAAGGCATATATTAAACTTAGAAACGTGTATTTCTGTAATAGCTACTTTTTTCTATTCAAAATTCATAAAACAGTTAGATGAAGGTGTAGATTACAAACAGATCAATATTAATAGGTATACGGATTGGATGATTACCACCCCATTAATGCTATTAGTATTGTGCTTGGTGTTTGTTTATAATAGTGAATCTAAACTCAGGTTAGGGACATATTTTGTGATATTGGTGTTAAACCTTGGTATGATTTTAACAGGGTACTTAGGTGAAGTAGGACAATTAGATAAATACATAGCAAATATAGGTGGGTTTTTATTTTTTTCATTATTATTTGGTTATATTTACAAAATATTTTTACATAAAAAATACAATTTTGATAACATGTTAATATTTAGTAGTTTCTTTGTATTATGGGCATTTTATGGAGTATTTTACGAGTTTGATGAAAAAGTCAAGAATATTTCATTCAATATACTTGATTTATTTGCAAAATGTTTTGTGGGTATATTCTTTTGGGCTTATTTTACAAAGACATTTACACTATAATTTTCCGATATGGACAACTTTAGAGTTTGGATGAACGGTTCTTAATGGTACCCATTTTTTGAACTTATGATGAAACATACATTCTATTAATAAGTTTTTGTGTAGATTTACATATTTATCCTCTTTCACATTTTCAAAATCGCTCTCATCGTCACTTTCTTCAATATAATCTAAATTGCCATTTTCACGTATATTACGAAATAAATTATTCATCATAACACTTGTACTATAGTTTGGAATATATGCCACGTTATAGTATTTTTTCTCATTGCCTCTCCCACACGCAAATAAATGGTATATATCGAACTGTATGTCAGCATATACACGAAATATAGAATTACATCGGTATTGTGGTTTCCTGAAGTTGCTATAATAAGGCGTTGTATCATATAGTGATATTGATGGCATTTTGGTTCTTTTGTTTGACGGTAATAAGACAATATTTTTATTCTTATAAACATAAACATTTAAATATGGCATAGTTGTGTACGAAGAACGATATTGTAAATGATGTACCTGATATCCTATTTTATTATCGGTTGGAACTATTGATGGGTATTCATTGGACTCTCGTGTAATTATGACATTCCATAAAACAGGCAATGCAAACATGTTACTCCAAGATGTTTCTACTAACAATGTTTCGTACACGTGCTTCCAACACGCAAGTTTATCTTTTAAACTACGATGCTTCCACAATACGCCTTCTAAATAATATATATCATCCAATATTATTTTTTGTTTTTCTCCGTCATCCGAACATATCAATGTCCCATAAAACAATGAACCGTATGATAATGGTAAATTGGAATTGCCTTCTAATTGAACTACACGAATAATTTTTTTGTCTCGATTACATTCCATGACATAACACACTTCTCGTTTTTGGTGAAATGTAAACCACACAAATACTTTTTTACCTACGGGAATTGCAAAACATACATCATGCTCTATGGAAACTTTCTTATGGGATATTGTTTCATAGGAAAGTTCGAATTTTGGCATTTTTTCAATAAGAGAACGCGTTTGATGGCTATTTAATATCATTGTATAAGGTATAGTTATAACTCTATACTGTTTATACCTGGTTCATCAATTTTTGTGTTTCGTTATTCATGAATGCTACTAAATCGTCCTCCATATGGCCACCACTACCGGTAGTATTTTGAACACCTGGAGTTTGTATTGTTTCGATGATTTTTTTATATTGGTCTAACTCATTTGAAATCCTTTTTCTATGTACCGATACAGTATATTTGTTTTTGATATATTCGTACGTTTGGTAACCTATGTGAACAACACAAAAAAAAAATATAACTTTTAATATAAAATTGATAGTTATAATCATATTTCTGTATATCTATTGTTTTATTTACTAATGTATATTTTTTATTCTATTTTAATCGCGAATGTTTTTTCTTGTTACATTTGCTTAATATAGATATCTTGACCTGCTCTTTTTATGCCTTGGCTTGTGCTTTTGCCTCCTCTTTTTGTGTCTTGGCTTGTGCTTTTGCCTGTTCTTTTTGTGCCTTGGCTTGTGCTTTTGCCTGTTCTTTTTGTGCCTTGGCTTCTGCTTTTACCTG